GTTCAATAACATACGGTACTTTATCTGGATGAAAACTCCAGCCATCTAGAATACCAGAGTGTAGCTCATACTCCCAGTTGGAATCGTAACCAGCCACTACATCTTTTTCAACAGGGCGTTTAACTCGCTGCGCTCTGTACCCCTTCTTAAATTTTTTCAATGTATGTATGCCTCTCTCCGTTCCAGCTCTGCTTCTAAAAGAAGTTTTAAATCTTTTAAGAACTGTGTTTCTATGTTTGTAACGGAAGCACTGGGAGCCTCATTAAAAAGATAGGAGCCAACGGAAATTATCATTTCTTCAATACTCATCCTTGTTTCTTTGTTGCTTTCCATTGTATTAACTCCAAATCAATTTCAGTTGTTCTCTTGCGAGGGAATAGTTTTTTAAGCTGTCTGATTTTTTTAACAATCCACTTAGGGTGGTAAGCGTTTAAATACATTGTGCCGTTTGCAAAGAAGTGTGTTTGCACAGGTAGAAAATTCTTGTAGTTTTCAATGTTAATCTCAGCCGCTTCTTTTTCATCTAGCAATGACTGTATCCACGAAACAAGTACTACTGGTGTATACCGCCTAATTTCTTTAGCTCTCTTACCGTTCATAAAAATTCCTCAACTCGTGGCTCAGATACTACCTTAGTTAAATACGCAAAGCCGTTAGAGTATTTAAAAGTTCTTAGTCCCTCGCCATCATTAGCATCTTTGTGACAGGGGTATTTATATTTACACCAGCTACAACCTTTAGCAATTTTCATGTTCCCTTTCTTCCCATCTGGTACTGTAGGGTAGCATAGTTCAGGCGCTGTGTCAAGTTTTAATGCTGGGATGAGCATGTTTATGTGTGTCTTGATGTTAGGCTTATCAAGATCATCAGGAGTATACATACACAACTCACCACTCTCTTTATTAATTACAAGGAAGCCTCCGTTGTTTGTGCCTTCAGCAGCTTCATACCCTGCAAGCTGTCCCATATAACCAAAAGGATCGTCTTGTGCCAGCCGTCCTTCTTTGAACTTGTTAAACGCAAATCGAGATGCAGACTTTACATCAACTACTTCTCCATTAATTTTACAGTCCATGTGTCCGACAATCCCCTCGACTGCTACTTCTTTTTGTTCATCTGTTACTGTGTGTCCTGCCATACGAACTAACATTAACACAACTTCTTCTAGCAAGTGACCGTACAAGAACTTGATCTGAGTTGCACCGTCAATACCACCACGGCCATTCTCGTCACGCTTCTCGTACCACAACTGTCGAGCAGGTTTTCCAATGTTAGACATACGTAGAGTAAAATCTTTGTTGCGTTCTCTAGGTGTCGCCCAAGAAATTAAAGCCTCACGCATTCCTGCCATTGTTTTATCTATGTCTGCTTCAGTTAGAGGTAGAGGCACACCGTCTGAAAGCATTGTTAATTGTTGATAGATGTCGGGTACTAAGTTTTCAAGCTGCTTCATGTTGATCTCCAAGGGCGGCTTCTACAAACCGCTTAGCTATTTCAGGTGAGCATTTAAACCACTCGTTCTTCCGTTCAAAAATATCAGACAATCTACTGTGTACATCAGCCTCTAGTTCTCTACGGCTATCTGTTTTAAAAACATATAGAAGTTTATAGTCTCTAAGGGGCGAGGATGTCTGATAGTTTTTAAGTCTGTCAGTTGCGTCTACGGCCATGCCTACCTTGACCCAGCCGTCCCATGCAGGATTAAATATAATATATACTTCTCCTTCAGGGTTAGTTTTATAGTTCTCTAAAGAACTAAAGGCTGCTTCCTCAAACCCTCTGTAGCGTCCTGCCTTGTACAAAGGATGAGACTGTGATACCTCTATACTGTTTACATGCATACGTAAGCTATCTCTAATTGTCCAACATGTTTTACAAAGATACTTGCTCTGAGATTTTCTTGCTTCAGTCCAGTTACCGCCCAATGTTAAAACCTCAGAACAATCTATACAGTTTTTAACTGTGTTCCGCTCTAGTTTTTTTTTCAAGTCAGGCCGATACTTAGCATTAAACTTATCTTGTTGTTTCTTTAAGTCTGTTAGTTCTTCGTCCATAAGCGCATCCATTTTCTGTTCTGCAAACTCGTCTTCGTCTGGGATAGCATCCCATCTTTCTTCAAGATATTCCTCAGACCACCCAATAGACCAAGCTCCTACTACTTCTTCGTAGTCATAGTGATAGTCTCCGTGGTTTGCTATGAAAATTTCGCATCTATAAAAATTTCCTCTATAAAACCACTCTGGTATATACATACCATCAGAAGCATATACATCGCCATATACTGCGTACTTTTTAATGTGTTTCACTCCAGTTCTCCCCGACTTTGTAATCCCCACCTAAAGGACAATTTAAATTAAACATGCATCCTGCTTCTCTAATAGCTTGAACACCTGCCTTACCAACTTCTACTGCGTCATCAAGGTGACATTCAATCTGCCACTCATCGTGTACGTTAGCTACAAACTTAGCGTCCCACCCATGCTTTTTTATTTTAGTATCTAGTAAAACTAAAGCTTGCTTCATCACGATTGCTCCGGCTCCTTGCAACAAAGTATTTAAGGCGGCATGTTCTGAGCGAACAGTCAAGCGTCTACCGTCTAACGCTTTAATGAATCCGCTTTTAGCTTCTCGTTGTACTCGTCCTGTAAGATTTTTAAATGATGGGAGATTATCAAAGAATGATTGTCTAAGGATTTTACCAGCGGCTCTACCTCGTCCAGCCACTGACCCAAGTTTAGCATCTCCTGCCCCATACAGTAATGCATAGATGAAAGTTTTTGCCTGATGTCTTGATTCAAGTCCAGCAAGCTGTTGATTTGTGGTGTGTATGTCTCCGTTAAGGATTTCATTAGTATAGTCCTCGTCATTTAAATAGTGTGCAAGCATCCGCAGTTCTAAGCCAGAAGCATCAATCCCCACTAGCCTATAGTCTTCCGGCACTGTCCAACAAGACCTACACTCTTCACCGTAGGGCGAGGAGCTGCTTGGAATTTGAGCCATGTTGGGATGAGAATGAGTCATTCTAGATGTTACTGCACCATTGGGATTAACATATCCATGCACTCGACCACTAGGCTCTAGTGCTTTTATCCAGCTATTGACTTGAGCCAAACGCTTTTGAAGCATTAAGTATTCAGCAATTAGTGCAGCCTGTGGGATGTTCTTAACCTTACTTAAAATTCTTTCATCTACAATGGGCTGTCCTGTAGGAGTAAAGGTCTTCGGTTTCCAACCAAACGCAATTAGATATTCACCTATTTGTTTACGGGAACCTAAGTTAAACTCTTTGTAAGTGTCTCTTGTTACAGCACCACGCTTGCTTAGTGCATTATACTCTTGATCAGTTAGTCTAACACCCTTGCCGTGTTGATCTTTAGCGGTTTTAGCTAACGCTCCTGACTTAGTAAACTGCGGAGTTAAGATTTGAGTTGTGACTGTAGATAAAAACTCTTCTTGTACTTCTTCTTTTAAGTTAAACAGACGTTCTTCAAACTGTGCGATAAGCATATGAGCTTTGCGTTCATTTAAAAGGAACCCGTTTACGCGCTGTCTATTAACAATCTTAGCTGTCTCATGCTCTAGTCTAACGGACTGAGGAGTAAACCCACGACTCTCTTGTCTTAAAACATTATAAACTTTTAAATTTAAAAGCACATCACGCTTGCAGTAATCTAACATCTCTGGGGTATAGCATTCCCAAGCATCTTCTTGATCACCGAAGTCTCCTTTCGGAAACCCCAAACGATAGCCCCAACTTTCTAAGCCGTGGTTGCCTTCACGAGTAGGGTTAAACAAACGCGACAGTACTAATGTATCTACAATCTTTGTACTAAACAAATCAACCCCCGCTATGGTTTTAATAACAGGTAGATCATAGCACAGAATGTTATGACCAACAAGCTTAGTAGCAGATTGTAATAGTTTATAACCTTCTTCTAGTTGTGTGTTGTCAAACGTAAACACATCCCCTGTGTCTACATCTGCGGCCACTATACAAAAGATTTTATCTGGCGTTAAGCCGTTTGCTTCTATATCAAATACTAAATTACTCATAGCTCATCTCCAAGGAAGGCATCGGGATCACAATCATTTAACTCTGCAAGCCTACCAGTGTCGTTATCATAAAGCAAGTTACATGCAACTCCTGTATCTCCTGTGTATCTAGATTTTAATACTCTCACCTTTGTTGTAGACGCTTCGATCAGGTCTTCACTCTGTTGATTTCTTTCTAACCCAATGACACAGTCGCTGAGTTGAGCAATAGATTGTGAACCTCTAAGATGATTAAGCCCTGTCTCTATGCCGTTCTCATGCCCCCTGTTGCCATCTACTCTACGCAAGTGTGACACTAGTATCATACCGCACCCTGTTTCCTCTACCATAGTACGCAAGCGGTGCATGATCTGGTCGATAGCTTTACGCTCATCATTCTCTAGCGTAGAGAATAAAAGCATGTGAAGGTGATCGACTACCATCCATTTACAATCTAAACCGATGATCATGTAGCGTAGCTTACTGAAGATGTCTTCTATATTATTAACACCATGATGAGCGTGTATCCAAACACGACCTGCGTTCTCGCCCATGAAGACCTTCTCGTAAGTACTGTCCAGTATCTCAGTACCTATCTCCTGCTTAACGCTATCTAAATGTAGTTTAGCATTAGCTTCAATGGACATGATACCTTCAGCAGTCCTCGACCAGTTTTCTTCAAGAGCTATAACGCCTACGTTATCTTCTGTCTGTGAGACAAGCCAATGTTCAAGCTCTCTAGTAACACTAGACTTACCTAGCCCTGTGCCACCAGTAAGAGTAACAAGCTCACCTGCTCTCAAGCCCTCCAGCTTTTTATTCAAGCCCTGCCAAGGGAAAGGAACAGATGTCTTACGCTCTGACCGTAACTTTTTATACGCCTCAAACTGATCGGACAAGTTCATAACACCAGAGGGTGTATAAACTTTAGCATCCCAGAAGGCACTGACATAAGCTTGATGTCTGCCCTGCTTTAGCATATCGTTAGCGTCTTTAAAGTCCGGTGGAAGCGTCATAATTTTAGCTTTTCCGGGGGTAAAAAGTTTAGCAATTGCTCTTGCTCCTTCCTGCCCAGCCTTGTCATTGTCAAAGTTTATAACAATAAACTCAAAGGACTCAAGGAATTCTAAACTATGCTTGACATCACGAGCGCCTCCTTGCGCCCCTGACTTTATGGAAACTACAGGCCACTTACTACCATGTAGTTCGTAAGCTGCCATCGCATCACACTCGCCCTCAACAAGAGTAATAGTCTTACCCCCTGCTTTAAACAACTGTTGTCCGAATAAGCCTACGTCTTTCTGATCACCTACCCAAGAAAACTTCTTATCTTGGCCTCGCCACTTCGATGCCGCCAGTTCGTTACCGTTGTAGTAAGGGTAACAGTGCTTATCAATACTGCCGTTCAAGCCTAGCGTAGCCTTCACTCCGTATTTCTTAGCTGTGTCTAAGCTAATCTTGCGGTCTGTTAATGCTCTAAACTCAGAGCCGTTGTCGTGGCTTTCCATCTTAGAGTTCCTTTGATACACTTCAAAATCCGTTATGGTATCAGCTTGTTGTACGTCCGTTGTACTGTAGTTTTTAAAATACTTGTTGCAGCTAAAGCACCAAGCAGAATCGTCTTCGTTAATTGACGTTGCATCACTTGAGCCACACTCTAAGCATGGCTGGTGAAATTTAATAAAACCCATTGGTTTATTCCTCGTTAGGTTCCACTTCCTCTGTTGCTATAGCCTCTTCCGTGAGATGGTTAGTTTTAAGATCAGCTATTAACTGAACCGTTGCAGCTTTCATTAATCCCATAGTTATTGAAGCTTCTGATAATGCTTTATCTGCTTGCATCAGGTGAGCTAAGATGTTGTTGCCCTCCTCCGAAAGCAACTCCGTATCATAGTTTACTTCATCTACTGTGATCGTTCCCATTACAGCTCATCCTCCATCTCTTCATCACCCATTGTAGCAAGAGAGTAAAGCTCAGAACCATCTGGTGAACCTACTTCTATTAACTCAAGTACTTGCATTGCTTGAAAGTCTAAGCCTTTAAACAACTTACCTTTGTATTCTGATTCCCATTCTTTGTACTGAACTCGTACACTTGAACCGTTGCCGACACGAGCATCCAAAGGATTCTTATCACGGTCTACTAACTTAGGTGCAGGACGAACCATACCGTTAGGGCCAGAAACCTTACGCTTGATAACAAGTGCTGGGCCTTCGTCCATCATTTTAATTGAGAACCCACGAGACTGAAACTCTTCTGCAACATCAGGTGTAACAATTAAATTGACTGAATACACAGGATCATAGGTAGTGTTAGGGGTAGTAACTGAAGCCCAGTAAGCTTCGCCTTGTAATATAGCCATGTTATTTTCCTTTATGGTTGTGAAATTAAAATGCATTGTACCTGAAAGGGTACGGTGTGTCAATACTTATTTGTTTCCAGAGCTATCAGCATCTATTAGGTCAGACTCTTTAACAAAAATACCATCTATCATCTGACCCTTGCGATCCTTAATGTCGTTGTAAGCGTGGTTGAGACAGTCAGTAAGCGATAGGTTGTTGCGAACTGCAATGTTAAGTAGCACAACCATGATGTCCCCAATGTCATCAATGGGTGACTGCTGCTTACAGATACTGTCCGACAGCTCACCTACTTCCTGTATAAGTTTAAGAACTTGATCCTTGTCCGTTGAACCATGAATAAGGTTACGGGCTAAGTGCCATGAGACTACCTGTTGTATTGCATGTTTAATATACTCTTCTTCGTGGATCATGCGCTCTCCCCCATCTTATAAATGTTGCCGTGCATTGTAGCGTAATGTTGAATAGCATCTTCAACAGTACTGCGCTCTGTCCTATCAACAAACTGGAGGCTTTCGGATGTCCGAACTGGGTAGCCTAGTGCTTGAATAAACATAGTGAACTGCTCAAGAATGTCATCTCTGCTTATCTCCTGTTCATAGATAGAGAACTGTACTGCTGAATCAACAACGCCCTCCTCGCCAAAATCATACGGGTTAGATTTAAAAATTATATACGGTGTAGTTCTGCTCATCACTTCTTCCTCATGCTGACCACTGTGTCGTACTCAGTGCTGTCGATTATGAATTTAATTACAGCTTGCTCTCTGACATTGTACATTGAACATGCTGTACTAAGTGGAACCTTCCCTTCTGCTACATCTGTTGCGGCCTTCGCTGTTGCTATAGCTTCGGCACTAGGATTACCTGACATGCTTTCTGCAAACATACATCACCTCATTTTAATAAAAGTAATACAACTGTTAGGACATAGAAGATACCAAAGATCACAATGAACCTAGCGATCCGTACCTTCACTGGAGGTGCAGGGTACTGCTCCAACACATTAGTCTTCACCCATTCTACCATCGCGGGGAAGATCTTTCCTAAACTTTCCTTTACTTTCTTGATCATCTTTTAACTCCTTAAATTTCTTTCTGAATATAGCATCGAAGTTACTGCTAAACTTCTTAGCGTTAGTCTTACGTTGCCTATCTCCTTTGCCGCCATGCGTAGAATTACTCATAGCTGCACCTACCTTGAAGGGATTTCAAGCTTCGTAGGTATCCATTCAAAGTGACCTGTCTCTGGCGAGAATCTAGCACACTCAGTCTGAGCAGCATCATAACTCCAATTGTTCTGGACTGCTATTGCCATTAACATTGACCCACCCAACACACCAAAAGAAAATGCAATCACTGCTAAACCTATATTAAAATTAGATGTGTCAGGCATCTCCATTCTCCTTAACTATTGCAGGATGTTCCCGCTGTAAGCGAAGCCAATCTTCTCTGCTTACAGAAGGTGGTGACAGACTAGAGTCACTGAGCATGTGCAGATCGAAGTGTATTCCGATCTCATCGTGCAGTGCTTCCATAGCATCTATCTCATCGCAGTTAGGCTCAAAATCTTGTATTGATTCTAATGCCTTGGCATTGATTGAGACATCTCGTAACATCATATAAAAATAATCTTTACGTTCACTCATCATTAATCCTCCGGTAAGAAACACTGTCCAACTGTTATGACACAGAAGGGCAAACAAATTACTACGCCCTCAAACTGTGCCGCTTCATACTTATCACTGTCTGCTACTGTAATCCATACTGCTCTGCTATCAGTAAATTCCAAGTCAATACCTACACCATTCCTTATGTTAATACTTGCGTGATAGTCTCCAAAGTTCTTAGTCATATTGATTCTCTTTTATTAAACTTAGTTAGGTACTCACCAACAGTGAGGTCAGATGATTCTATTTTAGATGTAACTGCTGTCCACTCTTTCACACTCCACTTAGCTTTCTCGCCTGCCACAATGTCTAGCACTGCATCCTGTAGTTCGCTAGGTTTATCTAAAATATAACGCACCTTCCGATGCGCTAGTGAATCTATACTAAAAGGTTTCAGTGGTATCTGCATACTATGCCGCCTTCATAAAGTTATTGTTTCTAATAGCTTCTTGTACTACCTGTTGCCTATCATTCTGGATTGATGCAATGTTCAACCTGCTAGAATTTCTAGACACTCCACAGTGTGTAGACCAGTCAGTCATAGCATTATACACTGCCCAGTAGTTATCTCCAAGGCGTTTAGAATATACCTCAGAGTACACCTTCCACATATAAGCTAGATTATTGTTACGTCTTGGCATGTCACCCATAATATATTCAGGGACAGTACCACCTTTATATAACAGATCCAGTGCTGTCTTACACTTTAGTGCATCGGCAAAGTGTTTGAATGCTCTAAGCGGATTACACTCTGTTCTGTGCCAGTCCTGCCATAGATCACGTTGCTTGTGAAAGACTTCTAAAGACTTAGTAATTACTCTGCCACCCTGCTCAATGTCTAATGACTGAGTGTGTTTAGCTTTATATACTGCAACCTCACCACCTATAAAGACTTGAAGATTAGTACATGCAAACTGAGTTGCTGCTGCACTGATTAAGAAAGGCCATGTCCCATCAAAAGATGATATAGATAGTAGGCTCAAAGATGCACTGTCACCATCACTGGTTTTGTATGTATGCTCTGGCAACTTGTGGTTAACAAATGTTCTCGCTCCATTATGAGATGTCATAATAGTTTCTTTCATATTGTTGATAGATAAACCTGAACGCTCAATGATATTTCTTGTAACATCTATCATGTGCTTGGGTGCTACTGCTTTGTAACCACGACCATGAATACCTAGCTCTTCGCCTGTATCAGTACGATAGATAACATTCTTGGAACTCTCATAAGCATCAAGATAAATCAACGGTGCTGTAGCTATATCAAAGTCAGCTGATCCATAACCTCCATCTCTTATGGCTGTGAGTGCTGTGTTGTTTGCAAACATCGGTGTAATATTATTCATTTTGTATCTCCAGTTTAAGTGTTTATATTATATAAGATTAAGGTTTTAATGTCAAGTTAACTTAGAGGCTTGACAACAATTGTAAAGTAATTATAATACTTCAAAGGTTTTTAAGTATTTATACACTCTTCTATACTACTTTCATTACTACTTAAAGGATATTCATAAGTATCTTCTAAATCTTTAAAGGTTAACATATCATTTAAACATGGTATACATAGTTGGTTACTGTGTTGATGATCGAAGTAATCTCTAAGGCAACCGCTACAATTCAACACCCTTCCTACTCTATCTGATCTAATCATTTTATATCTCCTGTTTAACTATTAGTTCTGCCGATACAGGTGTTGTCTCAACCACCATGATATCTGACTTGGTATAGTTCTTTCTCATCTGAGTATCGTTGGCATAGTGCTGTGCTTCTTCAGGACTAGCAGCAGGTATCGTTATATAATAGCCTAACAATTCAGACATGAGAACTTTGTAGTTATGTACTGGTTGATCTAAATCTATTGGCTTCTTCATACTCTATGCTCCGTATACTCTGGATCTATTTTAGTTAGAGGTACTCGAAGCCATTTGTCCATGAGAATCTCTGATTCACTTGTAAGCTTTAGCGGTGTCTCTACTACCATCGGTGGCAACAGCAGATCATCTGTCATCTTACCGTAGCGATACAGCCTAGCATTTATCCTTCCAATGCTTGTGCCACTGGCTTCTGAATACTCTCTAGTGTTATACCAACCGCCTGTTACTAACTTTGGATGAGTGCCAAAGAACTGTACTTTCCTAGCTGTTATCATTTGCTTCTCCTAAAAAAGTTATTATATAAAATATACCACCCCTTTGTCCAATCTTATGTGCATCTTCTAGAGTATTAGCATACTCAGTACACCCTGCTTCTGTCCAGTTAACTGCCCACATATCTATTACCCCGCTGTTGTAGTGAATGTTAGGTTGCTTACTGCACTAGTGACCATATCTTCAATCTGAGACTCGTCAATGTTAGAGTCTGCTAAGGTATCTACACGTTCTTCTAAGCTATCGACATCATACTGTGCTGAGTTAGCTGTTTCTTCTGCATCGTTTGCAGTAGATTCAACCTCGTCTATCCTAACAGATAGAGCCATTAAGGTTTTTTCAGTAGCAGGTACAAACAACTCAGCACCACTATCATCTTGGAGTTCACTGACTCTAGCATTTAAAGTATCAATAGATTCTAACGCATCGTTTAGCTTCCATTCTAATGCCGCAATTCTATTAGCATCTCTCACTGCTACTGTCTCGTTTCCCTGCGCTCTTTCTTTTAGAGCATCAGCTTTCTCACTTAGCTTCCGAATAAAACTCTCTCGATAATTCACATCGACTTGAACTCTATCATCAATATATTTCTTTATTACTACGTCTAGTTCTTGCATTAAGTTATTCATTTCACTTCTCCAATTTTAAGTTTAATTACCCGACTAACATTAATGCCTTGAGCGCTGACTCATATGACATAAACAATGGACTACCATAGTTGTCCTGACCCACATAATAGCTATTAGCTATGGGTTCGTGAGCCTTCCAAGTTTCTTTAGTTATACCATGTACATGATACATTGGCACTACTCTGCCTTTGTCGTATACTCTTACAAGATCAATTGACATCATGCTCATTTCACTTCTCCAATTAAATAAGTATAGTGAACTTCGCTAACATGATTAGCATCTCTCCACTTTGTAGACTTTGTAGCTAAGAAACTACACCAACTATCCCACAAATTCTCTGTACCATATTCATTACAAATTTGTATATAGTTTCTAATCTTTTTAGTATTAGCGTCTAAGCTCTTGATAGTCTTAGGGTTTTTAACTAACACGAAATCTTTAGCATCTAAGTTATACATCTTTAGATTATGACTATCCATGCAACCAACTAAACCTGCTGACAACTGACACATAAATCCTGCTTTAGCCATACCTAAACCATCAACTCGCAGGAATATTTTCATCAAGCTCATAGCTTTACTAGCATCTGTTTTATTACTATTGATTACTGCCATAACTTGAGCAAACATTTTATGCTTATTAGATTCTAAATATGTATAAGTATCTTTCTTAAAACCCCAAAGTGATTTAGCCTTTAGCTTATTAGTTTTAACATCTATCATCTGTTTGCCTATGTTTAACCATGGCTGTCGAATACTCAGTCCTGCCATTAAAGTTGCATCAGACAAATTACTTGCTGATAGTTGTGCATACTGCTGAACTTTTACTGCATGATCTTGATACATAAAATACCTCGTTGGGTTGGTTGACGTTTTCCAAGCTACAGGAATCGAGAGTCAGTGTCAACTCCTTTCCCTATGCATTATGCTGTTGTGAAAGAGTGTGCTACCCATATACTACGAGTAACTCTATAAAGCTGATAGTGGTATAACATAACATTCCGATGATAAGAACTTCGCTGATTTTGGTAACTAATAGATTATAATTTCTCATTATAACTCTCTCCATTCTAAGTTAACTACACTGGGGAAAAACTCTCTGTTAAAGTCACATGCTCCAACAACCCAAACTCTACCAGTACTGCTAGGTTTATGTGGTGGGTTGCCACCTTGTAGAATATAAGACTCACCTCTAAAACAAGTAACTACTTCTTTCTCTGTTGCAGGCTTTCCAGTTTCTTGGTGTACCAGTTCATAACCTTTCTTTATAATATTCATTATTCTATCCCCATTAGTTGGTTGTTTAATCTATCTAATTCTAAGCATAGAGATTCAGTAGTGCCTTCGTGCTTATAGATATGAATATCTTTCTTTACTCGATCATAATAACAAGATTCTATCTCATCTTTTATCTCTGATAAATCATACGATCCAAACTCATCACACCATTGATCTGGAGTACCATACATCTCTTCACGGGTTAAGACATATAATGTATAATAATTTTTCATACTCTCATCTCCATAGCTTTATTTAATATATTTCTTTGTTCAGAACTCAAAGCACAAACACTCATAGGGTGCTTTCTTTCGTGCTTATATATTCTATTAGCGTTATCTAACGTAGGATTTAATTCAAATTTAACTATTAACTTTTCCATTATCGTCACCTTATAAATTCTATTAAGCCATCCGTGGCTGATTATAATTCTATTTTTACTTGCTCAAGATAGCCAAGATAGCATCAAGCTTCGAGTCAACCTCAGAGACTTTAGTCTCAAGGGCAGTGATCCTGCCATCCATCTTCTTAGCTACGCTATTCACCGGAGTTGCTTTCTTCGGTGCAGCCTTCGGCTTCTTGACATCTAGTGCAATCTCAGCTTGCTGAACTGTCTGAGCTTTAGCTACCGTCTTCGCTTTAGCCTTTGGCTTGGCTTTAGCCTTCGGCTTCTGAATCAACTCAATAAATTGAGCCGGAACAACCTGATGTTCTCTGAAGTCTTGGACTTCACCGTGAGTCATAAAGCTATCTTGACCCCGATAGAAACTATTCAGAATGGCGTTGAACACCTTGGTCAATCCATATCGCTCCGAAGGAGCATTAGACTGAATATTTGCAAAGTGGCAAGCCACTCCATAAACCTGCTTAGCAGTAGCAATTTTGTTGCTGTCGATCATAAGAAAATTATTCATGGTGTATCTCCAAATTGGTTGCCGAGATTGGCTGGTTGTCGTTTTGACGTTTCCAAAGTTACGGATTTTGGTGGTCGGTGTCAACAACTTTCTAGCGCGTGAATTTACTTTGTAAATCGTGCGAAGAAAGCCTGCATCATCCAAGGCGCGAGGAAACACTGGATGAATGTACAGCTCCTTGATTATTCTATCGCTTGTCAGTAATGATATTACCATGCAGCCATATGCACATTGAAGACTTTTAAAGTCTTTAAACACGCGAGAGGATTTTGGCGGTTCTCCCTTCGGGAGTCTCTGAATTTAAAAATCTTTAAAACTTAATGGAAGGTTAATCTTTAGATTAAACAATCTGCTAAGCCTCTGAAATCCTTTAGGATTTTTAAAGAGATTCTAAAGAATCTTAAAAGTCTCTAAAGTCTTCTCAGTTTGGAAACTAGACAGAGTCTAAAGGAGTGCTGGATAGACTAAGAAGACTTTTAAAGTCTTTAGCGCAGGCGATAGAGATTCTAGAGACTTGAAAGTCTTTATAGACTTTACGGGGGGGCAGGAGGCCATGGGG